AAGCCAAAGAGATCGGCAAAATTGAGGCCAAACTTGTGGACAATCCGCCGGTCAAGAAGTCAACCAACGCTCCGCCTCCCATCAAGCCGGTGACGGCTAAAGGGTCTAGCGGTGGCGGCTACGAAACGACTGACCCACGCTCTATATCGAGCATGAGTACGTCGGAATGGATCGAAGCCGAACGCCGTCGCCAGATCAAGCAGTGGGAAGCGCAGCACCGTCGTTAACACTATTTTGGAGTAATTTTCGTGGCTAATAATATTCTCACAATCGACATGATCACGAGGAAGGCTCTCGAAATCCTTGAGAACAGCCTCGTCATCACCCGTAACGTCAATCGTCAGTACGACGATTCTTTCGCTGTGCAGGGCGCCAAGATTGGCACCACCCTGCGTATCCGTCTGCCGGACCGCGCCCTTGTGACCGACGGCGCCGCCCTGCAGGTGCAGGACGACAACGAGCAGTTCACCACGCTGACCGTCGCTTCGCAGAAGCACATCGGTGTGAACTTCACGACTGCCGAAATGACCATGCAGTTGGACGACTTCGCCGAGCGTGTTCTCAAGCCGCGTATTTCGCAGCTTGCGGCCTCCATCGACGCGGACGTTGCCAACTCGTTCCAGGGCATCTTCCAGTCGGTCGGTACCCCCGGCACCACGCCGTCCACGACCTCGGTTCTGCTTGCTGCTAACCAGAAGCTGAACGAGGCCGCTGCGGTAATGTCGCCGCGTTATGTCACCGTGAACCCGGCTGCTAACGCCGCGCTCATCGAGGGCATGAAGGGTCTCTTTAACCCGGTCAGCACCATCTCGTCGCAGTTCAAGAACGGTATGTTCGGCGAAGGCATCCTCGGCTTTAACGAGTTGAATATGTCGCAGTCGATCAAGCAGTTCACGACTGGCACCCGCACGGGTTCGCATACTGTCACCACGACGGTTTCGACTCAGGGCGCGACCAGCATTGCCATTACCGGCACTGGCAGCCAGACGATCAAGAAGGGTGACGTGTTCACGGTTGCTGACTGCTATGCGGTCAACCCGCAGACCCGCGAGTCCACTGGCTCGCTGCAGCAGTTTGTGGCGACCGCTGATGCGACGGCTGTGTCTGGTGCGTACACGGTCAACGTCAGCCCGGCGATCTACACCTCAAGCCATGCGCTTGCCACGGTGGACTCGTTCCCGGTTGCTGGTAAGGCTGTGACGTTCCTCGGCTCTGCCTCGACGCAGTACCCGCAGAACCTCGTGTACCACCGCGATGCGATTGCCTTCGCCACGGCTGACTTGCTCATGCCGCAGGGCGTTGACATGGCCTCGCGTCAGGTCCACAACGGTATCTCCATGCGCGTTGTCCGTCAGTACGACATCAACAACGACCGTATGCCGTGCCGTATCGACGTGCTGTATGGCTACTCGGTGATCCGTCCGCAGATGGCTGTCCGGCTCTGGGGTTGATGCCATGAGTTACGTACTCGGCAATCTCCCCAAGCAGGCGGTCATTAGCGTTACGCTGTCGCCCTCCGCCGTGTCCGCGAACACCTCTGCAGAGCAGACGTTCACGGTCAACGGTCTGGAGGCGGGGGATCACGTCGCCGTCAACAAGCCGAGCGCCCAAGCGGGCCTCGGCATTGTTGGGGTGCGTGTTTCCGCAGCGAATACGCTGGCGATTACCTTTGGCAACTTCACGGGTAGTTCAATTACCCCGACGGCGAGCGAGGTCTACAAAGTCCTCCTGAGCCGCCCGGATAGAACTATTACCGACGGCATCATCTAATTTAGGAGTATTGAATCATGCCTCTTCCGAATGGCGCTGGTGGATACCAGTTTAATGACGGTAATGTCGGCGAAGCCCTGCTGTTCACGCAGGACGCGCCAACCGCTCTGACCGCTGCGGCAACTGCCACGGCGGCGCAGCTTTCCAGTGGTCTTTTTACCTTCAACGGCACGGCGGGAAACCTCACGCTGCCGACGGTGACAGACCTTGAGGCGGGCATTTCGTCTGCAACCAAGACCAACGCGGCTTTTGACTTTTACGTCATTAACATTGACGCAGGGTCGGATGCCATCACCGTGGCTGTTGGCACGGGTTGGACGCTTGTGGGTGCGGGCGCTGTGGCGGCGGGTTCTTCGGGTCACTTCCGTGCCCGTAAGACCGGCGACGGCGCGTGGACTTGCTACCGCGTAAGCTAATACTGCATGGCCGTCATCTACCTACGACACGAGCGTCACGGTACGAAAGTAGCGTGTTCGTGGCACGAGGCTAGAGACGACATGGAGTGGGGTTGGGAAGAATACGATCCGAACAGCCCTGATGAAATGGAAACTCCGGCGCCTTCAGAAATGGAGGCGTCGGAGAATTCCGGTAATGCGTTGAGAGCGACTAAGCGCCGACGCAAGGAGTAGAAGATGGCGACTACCGCTGCAGACCAGATCAACGGGGCGCTGCGTTTGATCGGGGTACTGGCAGAAGCCGAAGCCCCTTCGGCAGCGATGGCGCAAGATGCCCTGACGGCGCTCAATCAGATGATTGATTCGTGGAACACGGAGCGTCTCTCTGTGTTCTCCACCATCGACCAGGTATTCAACTGGCCTTCTAGCACCCGCATCCGCACCCTTGGCCCGACGGGCGATTTCGTCGGTCAGCGCCCGGTGCAGTTGGACGATGCGACGTATTTCCGCGATGCCTCGACGAACGTGTCGTATGGCATCAAGATGATTAACCAAGAGCAGTACAACAACATCGCGGTCAAGACGGTTACGTCTACTTACCCGCAGGTGCTGTGGTACAACGCGACTTTCCCCGATATCGAAATCTACATCTACCCCGTGCCGTCACGGGTGTTGGAGTTCCATTTTGTCTCGGTAGAGAAACTGACGGAGCCTGCTGCGCTTGATACCGTGCTGGCGTTCCCGCCGGGCTATCTGCGTGCGTTCCGCTACAACCTTGCTTGCGAACTTGCGCCGGAGTACGGCGTTGAACCTTCGCCGCAAGTGCGCCGTATTGCGATGTACAGCAAGCGCGATTTGAAGCGCATCAACAACCCGGATGACGTGATGGCAATGCCAGCGGCAATGATCATCAATAGGCCGCGCTTCAATATCTATACGGGCAACTTCTAATGAAGTCTCCGATTCTGGGTAGCAGCTACGTTATTCGTAGCGTCAACGCTGCCGACAATCGGATGGTGAACTTGTACCCCGAAGTGATTGCGGAGGGTGGCAAGGAGCCTGCGTATCTACAACGCTGCCCCGGCTACACGCTGCAAGCGACCGTAGGTGATGGCCCGATTCGCGGGCTTTATACGCTTGGCAACTTTCTCTACATCGTTTCAGGCAACGGTTTTTATCGCCTTGATGAAACCTTCATCGGCGAGACGACCGGCTTTTTAGAACTGGAAGACGGTAGTTTTGTGTTGCTAGAAGACAGCAGCAAAATCACCCTTGAATCAGGCACGGCGTACATCGGTTACGTTAGTGGCATCGGACCAGTATCGATGGCCGATAACGGCACACAGATATTCATTGCCGCCAATCCTGACGGATATATCTACAACAGCAACACGGACGTGTTCGCGCAGATTACCGACGAGGACTTCCCAGGCGCGGTAACGGTTGGCTATCTTGACGGCTATTTCGTTTTCAACGAACCCGACAGTCAGCGCGTATGGGTCACCGCGCTGCTTGATGGCACGTCAATCGACCCGCTTGACTTTGCCTCTGCCGAAGGCTCGCCCGACGGTTTGGTGTCGCTCATCATCGACCACCGCGAAGCGTGGCTCTTTGGCACCAATAGCGTAGAGGTCTGGTACAACAGCGGCGAGGCGGACTTCCCGCTGTCACGCATCCAAGGCGCCTACAACGAGATCGGCTGTATTGCGCCGTACTCCGTCGCCAAGATGGACAACAGCGTGTTCTGGCTTGGCGCCGACGCTCGCGGTCAAGGCATCGTGTATCGAGCGCAGGGCTATCAGGGCGTGCGCGTATCGACTCACGCCGTAGAGTACGCCATTCAGCAGTACGGCAATCTAGCCGATGCGACGGGTTACACCTATCAGCAGGACGGTCATACGTTCTATGTGCTGAACTTCACGGATGCCGATACAACGTGGGTGTATGACGCTGCAACCGGCGCATGGCATGAGCGTGCGGCTTATCGTAATGGCGACTTCAAGCGTCACCGTGGCAACTGCCACACCCGTTTCGACAATCAGCCGCTTATTGGTGACTACGAAAACGGCAACATTTACGCCTTTAGCCTTGACGTATTTAGCGACAACGGCGCAACCCAAAAGTGGCTACGTTCGTGGCGTGCGCTGCCGACAGGCGCTAACAATCTCAAGCGTTCGACGCATCACTCGCTGCAAATTGACTGCGAGACGGGCGTGGGGCTAAACGGCTACGGGCAGGAAGATTACGATTACTTAGGCACCGAGGCTTACGTCATTCTGGAAACAGAAGACGACCGCGACATCATTCTTGAGTTCACGCCGACTGTAGGCGCGGTGCCACAGTTAATGATGCGCTGGTCTGACGATGGCGGGCATACCTATACGGAGCCACGCACGGCTTCGATGGGTCGCATCGGCAGATACGGCACCCGTACTATCTTCCGTCGCCTTGGCATGACGACGAAGCTGCGTGACCGCGTGTACGAGATCAGCGGCACCGATCCCGTCAAAGTTGCCATCAACGGCGCGGAACTGACGATCAGCGAGACGAGCGCGTAATGGCAAACATTACGAACATTCCCGCTCCTCGAGTGCCGTTCATTGACGAACGGACGGGCCTTATTTCGCGTGAATGGTTCCGCTTCCTTAACAACCAGTTCGTACTGACGGGAAGCGGCACGACCGCGACCAGCATCGCTGACCTTGAGGTTGGCCTTGGCCTGTCGCCGGATACCGATGACGTTACGGCGGTGCTGCAGTCGGAGATACAGGCGCTCAACTTGCACCCGCCTGCCGAGCAGCGCGTCTTTGCCGATTATGGGATGTTCTACGACACCACAACACAGGCACCCACCGTTATCAATACGGCGTATCCGGTGACGTTTAATACGACCGCTTACTCTCGCGGCACCCGTCGAGGCACGACGACCTCGCAAATCTTTTGTAACAACGCGGGGCTTTACAACTTTCAGTTTTCAATCCAGTTCGACAAAACCTCTGGCGGCGATTCGCTCGCCTATGTATGGTTTCGCCGAAATGGCGTAGACATTGCTGACTCTGCCTCGCAGATTCGCATTAAAGGCAACAACGCGGAAATCTTCGTTGCCGCCAACATCTTTCAAGAAATGTCTAACGGCGATTACGTTCAGTTAATGTGGTCGGCAGATGACCTTGATATTCGTATGTTGTATGAAGCGGCAGCAGCGCCGCATCCGGCTGTTCCCTCTGTGATCCTTACTGTGAACCAGGTGAATATATGACCGTATATCTTTCGGCTCTCGCAGGGGCGGGCGCACAGTTCTTTACCGACGACGGCTCTGTGCTGTCAGGTGGCAAGATTTATACCTATGCGGCTGGCACGACGACGCCGCGCACAACCTACACGTCATCGTCGGGTCTGGTGGCAAACCCAAACCCCATCATTCTGGATTCAGACGGGCGGCTACCTAACGACTTGTGGCTAACGGCAGGGCTAACCTACCGTCTTGTCGTCACTGACTCCACAAACGTCCAGATTGGCTCGTATGACGACATTCCCGGCATCAACGACGGGTCGGTCATTTCGGTGCCGTTTTCGTCGATTACCGCCAAACCTACGACCCTTGCGGGCTACGGTATAACGGATGGCGTTACAACGACGGCAGCGGCTGCGACCTACGCACCGATTGCCTCGCCGACCTTTACCGGCACGCCGCAGATTCCCGATAACGCAGCGACCAGCACCAATTATCCTGTCGGCTATCGAGAGGCGCCGCGTAACGCGCAAACCGGCAACTACACGCTTGTCCTTGCAGATCGCGGCAAGTCGGTCGTGATGGGCGATGGCACGGCGACCGCAATTACGGCAACGATTCCGGCTAACAGCTCAGTCGCGTTCCCCATCGGCACCGTTATCATTTTCGTTAATCTCAACACCGTCGGCCTCTCGATTGCAATTACGACCGACACGCTGACGTTGGCAAATAGCACGACGACGGGCACCCGTACCTTGGCGCGTAACGGCCTTGCCACCTGCGTCAAGATCAATACGACCTCGTGGCTGATCAGCGGGGCGGGCCTAACCTAATGGGCGGCGCTACGCTCGCAGCGGCTATTGCAGGCACGACCGGCGGGGCTGGGGCGGGCGTCTTTGACCTATCTGAAGGCGCGGGCACTATCAGCATCCCGTCGGGCTTTACCTCGCTGACCATCGAAGTGTGGGGCGGGGGAGGCGGCGGTGGCTTTGGCACCGTGACCTATGCCGGATTCCCTGAGTTTGAGCCGCAGGACGCGCCGGGAGGCGGCGGAGGCGGTGGTGCCTATAGCAAGACCATCGTGGCGATTGGCGGCGGCGACACCGGCAAAACCATCGCCTATAGCGTCGGCGCAGGAGGCGCTGGAGGCGTTCTAGGCAATCCCGTGGGGTACGCAGGGGGTACGTCCTCCGCGTCGTCTGGGACGTTTACCATCGACGAGATGATCTGCACGGGCGGTAACGGCGGCTACGGTGGCCTGGGGGTCAACGGTGGCCGTCAGGGCACGGGCGGTACGGCGACAGGCGGCGTCACGACCAACACCAACGGTAACGGCGGGGCGGCTTACGACCAGTCGGGTGCAACGGCGATTGCGGGCGTAAACTCGCTTACGGGTGGCGCAGGCGGTAACGGCGGCGACCCGGAAGTCGGCGGCAGCGACGGCGTGGCCGGGTCAAACGGTCGGATCAGATTCGTATTCAGTTGAGGTCAACATGGCAGTTCAAGTCAAAGTCCTGATCCCGGCCAAGATTGCGGAGTCCTCGCAGACGACGCAGTACACCGCGACCAATGTGACGACCATCATCGACAAGTTCACGGCGACGAACTACGACACGTCCGCCCGGACGATCTCGGTGAACCTCGTGACGAGCCTGGATACGGCAGGCAACAACAACCTGATCGTCAAGACCAAGACTTTGCTGCCTTCGGAAACCTATACGTTTCCCGAGATAGTCGGGCAGGTACTGGCGCCGGGTGGGTATATCTCGACGATTGCCTCAGCGGCGACGGCTATCAACATCCGCTCGTCGGGGAGAGAGATTTCGTGACTGAGGCCGAAGAAAGCCTGCTGCAGCACTTTCAGGCGTGGGAACTGCCGCAGAACGCGACCGCGTGGCTCTTGGACCTGTGGAACATCACACAGTTCCTTGATGACATCGTGGATGGCGACCTCGTGCGCCCGCAAGCCGCCCATGATGCCGTCTGGAAGATATTCGTGACGTTCCCCGGCAACCCATTTTTCGTCGCAAACGCCTCTGCCCTGCAGACGGCTCTGGCGACCGCCATCCTCAAATGGGAGGCGTCCCATACCGCCGAACGTACCAATATGGCCGATGAGCGGTCCTATATGTGGCGAGCGGCTTATTACGACATCGTGATGCTTGTAGTCCTATTGTGCCAAGGCTACGAGTCTGCTATGGCAAAAGCCCCGTCCGTGATGGCACTATACGGCGAGAAATTCTCGGACTACCGAGCGGAGTTTCCCAATGGCTAATCCCATAGCCGCGATAGCAACTGTTGCCAGCAGCGCTCTTGCTTCCCGCAGCGCGAGCAAAGCAACGAAGGCGCAAGTCCAAGCCGCTGAACAGCAACGCGCCCTTGAGCGCGAGATGTTTGAGCGTCAACAGGCGCTGCAAGAACCTTTTCGGCAGTTGGGGTTGGAAAACCTTAACCGCTTGGCAGGGCTTTACGGCGAAGGCGGTGCGTATGCCCGCGCTCCCGGCATGGAAGAAATCCAAATGGACCCCGGCTTCGCTTTCCGGCTTGCCGAGGGACAGAAGGCGCTTGAGCGATCTGCAGCAGCGCGTGGGAATTTGTTGTCTGGATCAATTCTCAAAGGTACGCAGCGGTACGGACAAGAGTTGGCTTCGCAGGAATATGCTAACGCTTACGAACGGGCGATGGCCCAACGTGCGCGAGTATCTAATGCGTTGCTTGGGATCGGCCAGTTTGGCCCATCTGCGGCAACGGCAATCGGTGGCGCTGCACAGCGTTACGCAACGGGTGCGGGTGGCGCAATCAGCGACATCGGCGCGGCACGAGCAAGCGGCTATGGGCAGCAACAAAACATTTTGCAGAACGCCTTAAATCTCGGACTGCAAGGATATGGGCAATACCGCGAAAACCAGTTGCAACCCGTCACAATTCGCAGTCAGCGCAGTTCATACGGACCATAAGTCATGGCAGAAAATCAACTTGCGATGGTTAATCCGTTTGAGGCATTGGAAACAGGCCGCAAGCGGGCATATGCCGGTTATGAAGAAGGGCAGGCTGCTGCACAACGCCAAGCATTGAATGAATTGTATGCACAGGCCGCAGACCCGGTGACTGGTCGCGTTGACCGCAACCGACTAATGGTGGGGCTAGCTCAACGTCGAATGGGCGCAATGATTCCGCAACTTGAAGCAGAAGAGGCAAAACTTGCCGAACAACGTGGCAAAGCCATGCAGGAAGAAACAAAAGCCCTTGAGGGGCGAATGCAGTATTTGAAACGGATGATTCCTGCTGATCCGCGCCTTGCTCCGGCGTGGGTAGAAGCGGCTTATGCTGATCCGGTGGTTGGCGCTCAATTAAGTCAACTTGGCACGAAAGAAGAAGTAATTGCGGGCATCCCGCAAGACCCCAAAGGCTATGCCTCGTGGGTTGAAGGCGCGTCGATGTTTGCCGACGAATTAAGCAAACGCCGCACGCTGACTGCGGAGCAAGAAGCCGCTGAACGAGAGCGTGTATTCCAGCGCGGAATTACAGAGCGCGAACTTGGATTGCGCGGTCAAGAACTTAAGGTATCGCAAGCGAATGTAGGATTGCGAGGTCAAGAAGCTAATCTGGCAGAACGCAAATTCCAGCGAGAAGGCGACCTTGAATTCCAAAGCCGCGCAGAGCAGATGAAGGCCGCGTCTAAATTTAAGGGCGAGGCTTTGGCGCGAGCAGAAGCGGATTTGCCGGGCGCGATTACCCGAGCAGATACTGCGATTGATCTTATTGATCAGATGGTGGGCAAAATGCCCGAAAAAGACGCGTCTGGCAAAGTCACAAGAGAAGGAACGCGGCCTCATCCTGGCTTTCGGGCTGCAGTTGGCGCTGGTATCGGCGAGCGGTTTATTCCGGGCACGGACGCCGCTGGATTCCAAGCGTTGTACGATCAAGTCACGGGCGGAGCGTTCTTGCAAGCTTACGAAACGCTTAAAGGCACTGGTCAAATTACTGAGGTAGAAGGCAAGAAAGCGACCGCTGCAATTACGCGCATGAACTTGGCGCAAAACGAAAAAGAATTTATTGCGGCAGCGCGTGAGTTCCAAAGCGCCATTCGTACTGGCGTAAAAAATGCTCGCGCAAAAGCGGGTAAACCTGCGGCAGTTGGAGCGAGCGCCCGCACTACCACGGGCGGAACTTCATACGAAATAATTGAGGATTAACAGCGTGCCTACTTACCTTATCGAAGGCAAAAAGGTACGCGCTGAAAAGCCGCTGACTGACGCAGAGATTGACGAAATCGGGGCGTCTATTCGTGGCGCTCCAGCGCCTGCCCCTGCTGCAGCGCCTACGCCGACTGATGCAATTCCACGTCGGCGCGGACCATCACTTGCGGACATTGGAGATCGCGCTACTGGGTTTAGAGAGCAAGTCGCCGAAACAGGCATGATGCCAGAAGAACGGCAAGCAGCCGTTCGCGGGCTGATTCCTGTTGCTGTGGGCTTGGCTGCTGGGCCGGTGCTTGGCGCTACGACTCGTGCTGCAGGGGCTGCAATTCCGGCAATTCAGCGTGTTACGACGCCGCTGGCTACTGCGTTTGAGACTGGCGGTATACAAACCGGATTAACACGAACCACGCCTGCCGCTGCACGGGTTGCCACTCGCGTTGCGGGCGGAGCAGTGCCTGGGGCGGTTACGGGCGCTGCCGTTTCGCCAGAAGAGGCAACGACTGGTGCGGCCATTGGAACTGGAGTGGCGTTTCTTGCGCCGCCTGTTGCGCGGATCGTTGCAAAAGGCGGTGGCGCAGTTGTAGATGCTTTACAGGGCCGCACTGCAGACGTTCGCGCCAATCAACTGCTGAGAGTGGCTCTCAACGATGATGTCAATGCGCTCAAGCAGTTTCTTAATCGAACCCGAATTCCTTATCTTGGTGCCGAAGGTCCAGACGTTCCTGTAACCAGAATTGTTGCAAACGCCGCTCAAGCGTCGGGAAAAAATTACGATGTTTTGCAAGCGTTGCTTGTTGAGGCGGAAAAGAAAGACCCACGCGGCGTAGTTAACGCGCTACGAAAACAAGAGGCGCAAGATACGATTAACGAGCTGACCCGTATCGCTGGCGGTCCAACCGCTGAAACGGCTCGCGCTGCTCGAGAAACTGCAAAAGATTCTCTTAGCGAATTGACTGGACGAATTAGGGAAGAAACCCTTGGCAAGGCGCGTGAAACTGGCAAAGCGGTTCCGAAGTTAGAAAGAATTGCTGCTGAATCAAGAGAGGCCGCTTCAGAAGCGGTTGATACGGTTCGACGTTTAAGTAATGCCGTTAACAAGTCTGATGATTGGGCGCGTAATTGGGTAACGCAGTCACGACTTGCAGAGCAAGAAGGCGGCGGATTTGCTCGTGAGTATGGGCGTGGCATCGGCGAACCCGGCGTTCGGCTACCGGCGCAAGGTGAGCAGCGTTATACCTACCCCGGTCAATTAGCAGCAGGCGGTCGGCAAACTACGATAGGCGGGCCGTTTGAGCGCCAAGTCATTGACGAAGGTGGCGTTGTCGCCCGCAGAATTAGCCAAGCAGCAGAGGAGTCGCTTCGAGCGGGAAGCCGTGCGCGTGCCGCAGAAGCCACGCTTCGTATGAAAACGGAGCGCGGTGAAGTTCCGATTACTGTTGGCAAGTTAACGTCCGCTGTTAATTCCGCGCTTAACAAACCTGACATCGCCGCCAATTCGCAAGCAACGGCGGCGCTTAATCGCATCAATCAAATGTTTGCTGCGCGAGCAATGGAAACCGGCATCATCGATCCGGCTGATGTTTACGCAATCCGCAAATATGGCGTATCAAGCGTTATTGATGAATTGAACCCCGGCGCAGACATGAAAGCCAAAAAGCGACTCACGGCAAAAGTGTTGTCTGAAATTAAAGACACTCTTGATGATGCGATTGAAAATGCGGGTGGCAAAGAGTTTCGCAACTACCTGCGCTCGTTTGAGCGCGGGATGTCAGACATTACCGGCATGGAGTTGGCTGACAGTATTCGCAAGTTGTATGCAAAAGGAACGCCCGAATCAAAACAAGAAATTATCGATCTTGTTGCGGGTGAATCGCCTGATGTCATTGAAGACTTGTTTGGCTCAGGTCGTTATCGGATCAGCAACGAAATGGCAAAAGATATGCCACTTCTCCGCAAGATTGCTGACACATTGAAACTTGATCTTGACGTTGTAAAGCAGGCCGCAGCTGGTCGTGCCGCGCTGACCGAGGCGCAACGCAAAACAAGTGTTCGATTCCGATTTCCGTTTTTTACTCGCGCTTCAACGGCTGTAAACGAAGTGGTTGCCGGTCTTGAACAGAAAATGAAGGCAGAAACGCTTGAAGTGTTAATTCGCGCCGCACAATCAGGCCGCGAATTCAACCGCGTGCTTGACGCCCTGCCAACAAGAGAGCGTAACGCCTTCCTTTCGCAGTTTAAGAACGCAGAGTCTTGGAGCCGCTTTAGCACGCAAGTTTCTAACGCCGCGAAGGCGTATGCCACAACGCAAGCCGCTGACACGCCCGACGTAACGGTGGAGCGCATCGGCAATAGACCAATCAATCAATCAAGCATTAACGCCTTGAGGCCATAACGTGAACGAGTACCAAGTGTTATTCAACATCATCCTTGGCGTAGCAGCGTTTTTCGGAGGATGGGTCGTAAACAATATCTCCCGCTCCATCGAGCGACTGGATGAGGACGTTCGTGAAATGCCGAAGGTGTACGTCACTAAGGCGGACTACAAGGACGACATCAACCACATCAAGATTACGCTTGACCGCATCTTCGATCTCATCGGCGAACTGAACAACAACAAGGCTGACAAATGAGCGGCAAGCCTGGCTTCAGCATGGAGAAGGTCGTGGATATGCTCTTCCCCGTGCTGCTCGCGGCGGTAGGCTGGCTGCTCTCCGAAATTACCTCGTTCCAAAACCGGCTAATCGCCATAGAGTCGAAGATACCCATTCTCATCACTGAGGACGGCGTACCGACTGACAGCCCGTTGAGCGCGGCAAAGCGTCAGGAACTAAAGGATGATCTGATGGAAGACATCCATGACCTGCAGGTGCGCGTCAAGTTGATGGAGGAACGCGGCAAATGATGACGATGATCTCGACGTTCCTGTCGTTCCTCGCAGGCGGCTTGCCCAAGATTCTGACTATCTTCCAAGACCGGCAGGACAAGAAGCATGAACTTGCGCTTGTTGCCGCACAGAAGGAACGCGAACTCGCCCTCGCCGAACGTGGCTTCATCGCACAGGCGCGAGTCGAAGAGATCAAGTTGGAGCAGGTGCAGACGGAGACCGCTGGCGAAGAGCGTCAAGCGCTCTATGCCCACGACATCGAGATCGGCAAGGGCGCAAGCCAGTGGATGATTAACCTTCGCGCCTCAGTGCGTCCGGTCGTCACCTACATCTTCGTGTTGGAGCTTGTGGCGCTTAACGCCACAGGCGTGTGGTACGCCTATACGCAGGGCGTGCCGTTTGCCGTAGCGATGGACAACGTGTTCAGCGACGATGAGATGCTGATTCTGTCGTCGATCATCGCGTTCTGGTTCGGGACACAAGCCTTCGCTAAAAAATGAAAGTCAGCGCCCGTTTAACGGAACTCGTTAAACACCACGAAGGCGTGCGGCTGCGGCCCTATCGGTGTCCTGCGCTGCTTTGGACTGTAGGCGTCGGCCACGTCATCGACCCTGCCCACACGAAGGTGAAGTATGAGGACCGTAAGAGTCTACCGATACCGCCGGGTTGGGATCGCGTCCTCTCGATGGCAGAGGTGGATGCACTACTTACTCAAGACCTTGCGAAATTTGAGCGCGGCGTTGCCCGACTTTGCCCTGGTAGCGTTAATCATCAAGGCCAATTCGACGCACTGGTCAGCTTTGCTTTCAACGTGGGGCTAGGCAATCTGCAGCGATCCGGCCTTCGCATGAAGACCAATCGCGGTGAGTTTGAGGACGCTGCCGAAGAATTTATGAAGTGGACGAAGGCAGGCGGGCGCGTGTTGCCCGGCCTCGTCAAACGGCGCAAAGACGAACGTGCAATATATTTGTACGGTGCGTAACAAAAAATTCTTGCAAAAGTCAATCGTTACGGGCTAATCTTTAGAGCGAGTCTCAAAGACTTGCGATAGGGGGTTTGGATGCGCTCTGACGGCATACCCAAACAGTTTCATCTGTTAGGGCATACCATCAAGGTCAGGGTCGTCAGTCCGTCTCGATGGAGACATGGCAAGAATACGATTGGTATGTGGATACCCGACGCATACCGTATCGACATTGTATCGACAGCCAAAGGTTCGCACCGCCAGCAGGTGTGGGCGCACGAGGCTGTCCACGCCATGCTAGACCTAGCCGGTTACGAGAAACTGTCCGAAGACGAAGCCCTTGTGGATCGTCT